CCCTTCTGAACGATGGCGTCTGAGCCCTTGAGGATACCCATGAACAGGCTGTCACCGGTCCAGATGTAGCCCTCGGAGGAGGAGGCACCAGGCACAGCGGAGTCAACACGCGCCTCGCCGACATGGATGTTGGGGATGCCGAGCACATCAGCGAGGACCTGCTTCACAGCGGCATCGCTGAGGATCAGGTTGCCCGAGGCGATGCCTGCGGAAGCGGTGCCGACATAGCCACGCACCTCGGGGTTGCGAGCGAGGGCGCGGAACAGGTCCCGACCCATCACAAGCGTGTCGGGGTTGATGCCATGAGCGGCGGCGAACACCGTGTCCTTGAGCTGATGCAGGTAGCTCAGAGGCTCCGCACCGCTCGCGTTGAACTTGCCACCGAACGCAGAGGTGGAGGTGTTGTTGCTGAAGTTGGAGGTGCCGAACAGGAGGTCAGCGGCGCGCTTCTCCTTGGCGAGCTTCATCACGCGGGCGACCTTCTTGGCGATGCGCTGCTCCTCGCTCCCAGGATACTGAGAGTCGATGATGTCCTCCATCGCGATGGAGTCCTTGGCGCTGTAGATGAGCGCCTTGAAGGTCGTCGAGGAGCGGTCGAAACCACCGATGGAGACACGGTCAGCGCCAGGAGCGCGCTCGAGGTCGAGACCTGCGCCTGCGCCCATGAAGTTGCGCGTCTGCTCGATGAGGAGAGTGCCTGAGCGCTCAGGGATCTTGATCGACTCAAAGAGCTTGTCAGCGATGAGCTGGCTGTCTGAGGGCACCGCCTCGACGACAAGCGAGCTGAGGATCTGGTCTACGGGATGGAGATTGCTATATGAGCTGGCCATCTAGGACTCCTTAGGCGTTGACGGTCACGGGACCGAAGAAGAAGGCGAGGAGCTGCGCGTTGGCGGCGGCGCTCGTCTGATTGATGTTGGGGAGCACGCGCGCCACGGCATAGTCGCCAGCGGTCAGACCGCTCTTGACCTTGCCTGCGGTGGTGACAGCGAGGAGAGGCGTGGTGACGAAGGTCAGCGAGCCACCAGCGATGACGCGAGTGAGACCGAACACGCACACCTCACCGGCGTCACCAGCAGACGCCGCACGCTGGGCCACGCCCACGACAGCAGGAGAGGTTGCGTCGGTGGCCACAGCGATCTTGCCGTTGGAGTCGATGGCGACGATGGCGAACTCGGTCACAGCCGAGGCACAGACGAAGGACTTGACGATGTTCTGAAGCTCCATGGTTAGGCTCCGTAGACTGCGAGGTATTGATCGGGGTTGGTGGTGCGGAAGAGGTTGAGCGCCTCGCTGAAGCTGATGTGCTTCTCAGCGGCGAGCGCCTTGACCTGCTCTGCGAGAGACGCGCGCGTGAGCTCCTGACCAGACGCGCCATGACCCACCTCGTTGAGGGGGACCGCGCTGTTGGCAGGGCGCTCGCTGAACATCTTCCAGAAGATGGGCTGAGTGGTCTTGGCATCGAAGGCCGCCTCGACCGCCGCCTGCTCTGCGGGACTGACCTTGCCCTCACGCAGGAGAGCGGTCACAGCCTCACGACGCTCGATGGCGCGCTTCTCCGCATCGATGGCGGCGAGCTTCTCGGACAGCAGCTTGTTGGTGGCGCGGAGGGCGTTGATCTCAGACATGAGGGTCGCCTCGCTCATCATCTTCGGCTTGTTCTTGTACTCGCCATCGACAACGACCACGGCTGGCTTCTCCTCCTCCTCCTCGGGCATCTCAGGCTTCATCTCCTCGACGGGCATCTCTGCCTTGAGGGAGGCCTCGGCCTGTGCCTGCATATCGGCGATCTTCTGCTCAAGCTCTTTGACCATCGCGTCTTTGGCGACGAGCGCGGCCTTGAGATCTTCGGGCGACATCTCGGCGATGTTGTCCATCTGTAGCGTCTCCTTGAGTGTGACCCTGTCGATTGAGGCGTTGCTCTGAGCAGGGCGAGGGGTGAGAGTGATTGCGAGGAGCTGCGCGCTCCCGACCTTCTTGCCGCCGTCACGGCTAAAGATGTTGCCCGTGACATACTCGGGCGAGGACCACAGGACACCGCCTGCATCCTGCACCACCTTGAGCCCGCGCTCGTTGTAGGCAGGGGTCGCGTAAAGACCATCGGCGCGCATCTCAAGATCAACAACGAGACCGAGAGCGCCACCAACATCAGGAGGAGCAGGTGTGCCAGGATTGAACGGTGATGACGCATGCTGCCAATCGATGATCACAGGGTCCTCAAGACGCCGCTCACGATAGACGCGCAGGAGCTCCGCGCAGAGGGAGGCGTCAACCTCACCAAGCGTCTCACCGCTGAGGCGCGCGCTGACCTGCCCGATGGCGAGCGTCTTAAATGGCTTGCCGAGGGTCAGCCCCTCGGGTATGTCATAGGTGGGATGTCATAGGTGGCGGTCGATGCCATCTGCACCGCCTCACCGTAGGCGCGTAGGGTCGTCACCTTCTCATCAGCAGCGTTCATCTGACCGACCACCTTTCGAGCCCACGCATATCCAGCGTCACCGCCCCAACCATCCCAAGCCTGTCGACCTGGGCCATAGTCATCCCAAGTCGAGCCCTGCTTGTCGATCTCGTGGCGCGTGAAGTAGGCAAGCATGCGACGCAGAGTATCAGGGGAGAGACGACGCCCAGCCGACAGGTCACGAGCGCGAGCCAAGCCTACAGGCGTCATCCCACGCTGTGAGGGGGGCGCCTCGGCACGCTTGCGGAGAGCGCGAGCGGCGGCTTCTTGTGCGCCCTTGGGGGGCGTGAAGTCGATGTGTGCGTACTTCTCAGGCACTGCCCAAGTGTAGCCGACGAGGAGCGCGCGCTGTTTAGCCTTGGCTACCATCACGCCTCCTCTTGATGAGCTGCTCTGCGAGTGCCGCGACAGGTGAGGGCGCGGTGCGCTGAATGGGCGCGCGCTCTGCCTCCTCGGGAAGCTCACCTGCACCGAGGCGCTCACGGATGGCGCGCTCAAGGTTGTTGTCAGGAGTGAGGAGCCCAGCCTGCACGAGCGCAGGCAACATCCCTAGCGACTCAGCCAGGTCATCTGTGTCTAGACCCGTGTGCTGAAGGCGAGGGAGCTTCGAGGGGTCCACAGGCCCATAGTTGAACGCGATCAAGCGCCCGATGGTCCCTGCGCCTCGGCGGTCGACACCGTTGACCGCTGACGCCACCAGGTCACAGAGGTTGATTGCCGCGCGTCTGAACACGGACAGGTGAACCTCACCGACCGACCTCGAGCCTGTGTCGCTGATGCCCAGGTTGGCGAACTGCGCTAGGAAGGCTTGACTGATCTGATTATCGCACTCTCGGATGATGTCGAGAGGACCTTGAGCATAGAGGTTTGGCGCGGCGGCGTAGTTGTCAAAGCTGACCACATTGTTCTCAATGAGATAGCTCTGCTCTGCCGACAAGAACGCCTGCGCTTGGCTCTCTGCCTCGTCAACCATCGTGTTGATGTCGGCATCTGAGAGCCCTGCAAGCTCTGCCGCCGCGCGGTCAACCTTGACCTTGGGCGCAGGTATCGCCCACCGGTCAACGCCAACACACATCAAGTTTGCAACGCGCTGTTTCGTGCGCCACCACCACCACACAGGGCGAAGCATGCCAGCGCCCTCGAAGTTTGAGCCTGTGCGGTTCAGCGTGAGCAGGAGGAGCTTGTTGGCAGGTATCGGCTCAGGGGTCTTGCCGATGCCGACCATGTTCTGCAAGACGCCATCGAGGTTCTGATTATCACGAGACAGCCACCGCATATGAGCTGATGGCTCTCGGTCGGCGTAGTGGTCGAGCCACACCTTGACCTTGCCGTTCTCATCTGGGCCTACGCGATACACCTCCTCGGCGTAGCGATAGCCGACAGGCACGAACTCAAACAGATAGCTGAGTTGCGCCTCCCACGAGAGCGACATCTGCACCGAGTACCCATCGAGCCCGAACGCCTCGTTGGCGAAGCGGGCAAGCTCGAGCGCGACAGGGTCCGCGTCATCGGCAGGCATGAAGCGCCATGTCGCAGAGAGGAGGGTCTGACGGAGCATGTGCCATGAGCGCCTGACAACGGGGTCAGTCCGCAGCATGTCCTCTGCCTCTGTGACCCAGTTGAGCCCTGTGAGCTGAACGTTGCGCTCATACCCAGAGATGACACCGCCTGAGAGCTGAGTGCCACTGATCCCGCGCGTGACAAAGCGCGGATGCAAGGCGCGCATGTGCCTCGGGGTATCGTCTATCTCTGAATAGTCCATAGCGCCTCGACGGTGAGGTGGTGCTGATGATGTGCCGTCGAGGAGTCCAATGAGTTCTAGCTTGCACTATTGATGAGTGCTCTCAACCTTGTCAACAGTCTTGATACTTCCCGCCTCATCGAGGTCAACCACTCGCTCCACCACAAAGCCTTGAGGCACATCGAGGAAGCCAGAAGGGAGGGTGATGTCGTGGACCCAGTCACCTGCCTTGTCGAGACCGAACAAGAACAGGAAGCCCGAGATGGGATGGCTGATGGTGTTGTGGATGAACCACATGAGCTTATTCATTAGCTGTCTCCTTGTTGGTGGTCTTGGCTTTCTCGTCAGCCTCATCGAGGGCCGCCTCGATCTCAGCGAGGAGGGCGAGGCTCTGCGCGTGGAGCTCATGCTCAGGCTCAAGAGGCACATGCTCACGCAGTCGAGCGCGCAGGTCATGGGTCTTGTGTGTCGGCTTCATCATCATCCTTCCACTTGCCTTGCGCGTCGAAGTCGCCTGGCTTGTAGTGCGTGACCTTGGTCGATGTGCCTGTGCAGTAGCCTCGCGTCATGCCCGACAGGTGAGGCACGATGCGCTCGTTCTTGACCGCTGTGAGCTGTCCACAGACGGGGCAGTAGATGGGGCGCGGATCATCGACCAGCACGGCGGGCCTCCTCCTTGCGCGCATACTCCACCTCGCGCGTCAGATACCAAAGCGCCTTCTCAAGGTCCTCAAGGCGGTCGAGCTTGTGACCTGCGCGCGCCACATACTTGACCACGTTTCCGAGGTTGAAGTTGAGATCCCACGCCTCGATAGCGGCAATGACCTCGACGCCACTCTGGGCGTGATAGTGAGGGGGATGATTAACGCTGCTCATCGTCTGTCTCCTCGGGCTTCTTGCTTGGCTTGGTGGGAGGTGGGGTCTTGTCGAGGGTGACATGAAGGCGGTCCTCTACCTTCTTCTTGAGCACGGCGACGAGCCAAGCGTTGAGCGTGCCTGCGCCCGCCCCGAACCAGATATCGACCCACTTGGGGCCGAGGGTGTAGCCGACCACCGCACCGCTCACGATGGCGAGCAGACGCACGATGGCGCGGCGGCGCTCACGGTCGTCTGCCAAGATGGAGACGAACGGCTTGATGACCTCGGTGGCACCGAAGCTGATCACCGACGCCAAGATGATGAGCACTACATGCTCCTCGATGGTGGTCACGGTCAGGTCGCTCATGTTGCCCTCCTTGGTGTTAGAACACGGCTGAGGAGGGTCGCGCATTTCGACGGCTCTTGTCTAGTGTCGTGGCGCGTGACTGATACCTGCCGACCACATCAGCCCAGTAGTGGAAGATGCAGTCGTACCTCAGCGCGTCGAGAGGGTCCTCGCGCCCATCCTTCTTCGGCTGCTCAGTCGTGTCCCAAGCATAGGAGAGCAGCGCCTTCCTCAGCGAGTTGCCCAGAGCGCGCTCACCTGCCTCCCACGCCTCTCGGGTCATGAGGTACTGCTTGCGAGCGAGGGCGCGCTTGAGCTTCTGCACACCGTTGAGGATGTCCACGCGAACGGGGTCAGTAGTCGAGCGGAGGGGTAAACCTATACCCCCCTCATCGATGGGGCGCGACAAGACCGCGAACGCGCTCCTGCCTGTTTGGTCGTTGCGGGCGTGACCTGCCTTGTCGGCGACCCCCGTGTCGAGCCAGATGCGCGGACCAGGTGCCGAGGCTTGGTGAGCTCGTGGCCATGCCACCGCCAAGATGAGGCGCGCGAGCTGATCGACCGTCACCTCTTGAGGGTTGATTTCCTTGATGACAACAGTCGCGTCAAGCGCCTCGTCATACGCCATGATGACGACCGCTGGCTTGCGGAAGCCCCAATCGATGGCGATGCGCCCTGTCATCTCAGGGCGATACGACCAACCGCTGATGACATGCGTGTCCTCGCTCCACTCGTTATAGACCAAGCCCGAGGGAGGGCGCGGTCGGTTCATCACCATCGCCTCGCGCTCGTCAGGTGGGAGGAGCTTGGTCGCCTCGAACCACTCAGCCGAGAGGTTGTCTTGGTTGACATACGAGCTGAACAGGAGAGGGAGGTGGCCCGCCTGCTCTGCCATCTTGCACCACCACGCATCGACCACGGGGAGCCCGACCAAGACGAGCGTGGGAGATGGACCTGAGCGGAGGCGCCCTAGCGCCTTGTGCGCCACCTCGGGACCAAGCGTCTGACACTCGTCGATGAACGCCACACCGCTTGTCACATTGATACCCTCTAGGGGGTTGTGCGAGGCGTCACGAGTGCCTGGGCGATAGTACGACCGACAGATGACCGATGAGCCCGAATGCGTGTCAGTCCACTTGTGG